ATGTTGTCTACACCATAAATTAAATCCTCTTTATATTTCTCTAAAGTATCTTTAATGTTAGCTCTTAATATTTGAATAGTTTCAATATCGTACATTATAAAATTTTTGTAAGTAAATCACTATTATTCATAATCACTTCATCTTTTGTTTCTATCCAAACCCTAGCTCCACAAGACAAAGGTTTATCAGGACTATATCGTACTGTACACTTTCCTTTAATCTCTACTTCATCTGCATAGTAATTGTTTTTTGAAGTCTTCACAGTAATAACAGGCTCTGATGTATTGTTTTTTTTATTACGTCTAATAATGTGTTGATTGATATGAATCTTTTTTATCATTACTTCTTTGGTGCTTTAGTATCTACTTTTTTAATTTTGTCCAAGGAGCGTAATCCTCCGATTCCTAGCATTCCGAGCAAAAGCGGCATCATGATCGACATGTCAGCTTGAGGAACAGTAATACCAAATCCTGCACAAATCGGAGCTACCATAAAATTTATACCAAGCGATAACGCACAAATCCATCCGCACAATGGCCTCCATGATGATTGAAACCAATTACCTTTAGCTTCTTCTGTGTTTAATTTTATTTGAGCTAATGCTAATTCTTGACCGTGTTTTTCTGCCATAGTTGATATTTCATGAGCAAGTTGTGCCTGCTTATCTTTATCTCTTACAAATTTTCCTATTAATTTCGTTGCTGGTCCTATTAGTGCAGTCAATGCCATTATTTAACTCCTATAAATTTTTTACCTTTTATTTGTATACTACTTATCCCTTTAATATCACTTTTTACACCGTTTTCTCTGTGAGGGCAACCAGTATTTATACCACCTGTTCTTAAATTTCTAGCTTTACCTATCTCATTAGACAATGCCTTAGATACATCTTCAGCACTTACATAACTTCTAGCCGTAGAGGGAATGTCTATTAAATTATTACTATCCTTAGCTTTTTTCTTTAAAAAAGCCAGTGGGTAAGACTGGTATTTATCTTTATCTATAGAATACTTAGTCAATTTATTTTTTTTACCATAAATAGTAGGGAATATAGATTTATCAGTATTTATTGTTCTTAAAGTTTCCCTATTTCTTGTTGTTTTAGTTTTAGGGTTTACTGCTCTATTAACTTCACTGTATTTTTTACTTTTAATTATTTTTTTAGCTGTATCTTTTGCTATTGTTGGAACTTTTATCTCTTTACCATTCTTCAACCCTTGAGGATTAGGTCCTCTTTTGGGTTGTGGTCCAAAAGCTTTACCTGTTTTAGCTGTTTGTATCATTTTTTTCTTTTTAAAAAACTCAATTTTTTCCTCTGGATCTACATATATTTCATCAAAATCTTTTTTTTTCAAAGGATTATATCTTTTGTATTTAATAATACCGTTTCCCTTAATAGCTTCATATACTGTTACTTTTTTACCTTTATTGGACACTTCTATTGTTCCTTGCTATATCAGCACCTACCTTTGTAGCCGCTATCTTTGCTTTTGTATCTGCAACACGGATTCTTTCTGCTGCTTGGTCTTCCTGATCCTCTCTTTTCATTTTTTCAAGGTCTATTTTCTGCTCAAATTCTCCCATTTTACGCATTTCTTCCTGCTGGAACTCATCATTGCGTCTTTGCATGTCCATCGCACGTAAATCAAGCTCTCTTTGCTTTAATTGTACCAACTCATCACCTTTTCCAGAAATTTCTTCTGCTTTTTGTAGCTCTTGAGTCAATTCTGCTGAACGTAGTGCCACCATACTATCAAATTCTACTTGAAAAAGCTGTGGATTTTGGTCTTTTAATGCCATTAAGTCTGGTCTTTCCGTTGTAATGATCGCTAACGCTTGTGCTCTTGATTTCATAGACACATGTTCTGCAACATGCGCATGTAAAAGTGCATAAACCATCGGATTTACCTGTACCATACGAGTATTTATAAATGCCATATGCGATACTATGTGCGCATCATGGTTTTGTGTCGTAAAAGCTTGAGGAACTTGCATTCGTAAAGCTTCGGCATTCTCTAAAGACGGGTCTTTTGGTATTTTTGGCGGTTCTGGTCGCAAAATTTGGTCGATTTGCTTCGTGCCCAACGCTTCATAGATCCTGCGATATGCTTCACGCATGTTATGTATCTTAGGATTAGACTGCGCTACCTTTAACTGTTCCATCGCAAGTGTAATTCTTTGTGTTAAAGAAAAAATATTAGGATCTGCATACGGTATTACATCTATTTCAGGTGAAAAATCCGCTGCTTTGATAAATTGATTACCACCATAAGTAGCATAAGGATATACAGGAGGTAGATATTCTCCAAAAATTTCATGCATTAAATTAAATTCTGTTTTCATAGCATAATAACAACGCTTATGAATAGCACTCATGACCCGTGATCCACGTTCTAATAACGCTAATGTTGTTCCCACCGCTCTGTTTTTAGAATCTTCTCCCACAGCCATATCTGCAATCGCTGCAAATCTTTGTCCTGCCTGTACAACAAAACCTAATAAATTCATTAATGTAGCACTAGGCTCTTTGAATGGTAACATCATAAACTGATCTTTAATATTGCCTCCTGGAGCGTCAACATCTCTAAACTCTCCTGGTTGAAAAGCTTGGTCATCATCTCTTACTCGTATGCCTCTTGATTTAAAACCAGCAGGTAAGTTTGATAATGTACCAGCATCTAATAATTGTCGAAGTGCAACCGTTGCTGTTTTAGATAAACCACCAATCATGTGAATTAAACCAAACCCATAAAAACCCAAACCTGGTAAAAATTTATAATGCACAAAATATTCTCTTCTTCTAAACAAATCATCATCTGGTCTATAGTTACGATAGATGCTTAGTATTTTTCCAGAGCCTTCATCAATCGTTACGATATAAGGAATCTTTATTTTCTTTTCATCTTCATTAGTTGTGTATTCATCTAAATCTAAATGCACATGCATTTCTAAAATTTGAAATTGATAATCATCTGTTTGTGATGTTCTCGTTATTCCTTCTATCTCATTATACTTATCTTGAATATCATCATTATCATCATCTGTTTTTAATAAATCTACATCTCTATAAAAACCTGCTTTTTGTTTTTTGAATATTTCGTTCTCTGTCATTTTAACAATATGTGTTATTCTTTCACATTCTGTTAAGTGTGTTGTGTAATACGGTACAATCAAATCTTCAGCTGCAACAAATTTACTCACCGCTCTTTGCAGCACTTCATCATAGTACACTTTTTTAAAAGCAGATCCTGCTAAGGGTAGATAAAATAATAACTGGTCAAAGTCTGGTGTATACTCTTCCATCTTTGTTGTTATCATATAATTCATAAATTCTTTTACACGTTGAGCCTGTGCTTGTTTTTCCATATTGGTATCACCAACTACCATAGTTTTTACTGGTCCTTCTGGTGGTAACAATTCTTTATACGCTTGTGCTTGAAATTGTGTAACGGATTCTGAAAGTAATGGATGGGTTACTCCAGATGCTCCACGAAAAGGTTGACCCTCTTCACTATATTTAAACCCCAATAAATCTAAACCAGATACATACGACTTCTCCCAATCGCCTCTTGACTCTTTATCTTTTTTATAATCTGATACTAGCTGTCCTGATAATTCTGTAAGTTCAGAATCATCCATCTCATCTGCAATGTTTGTATAAAAATCTTCTTCGGTTTCTTCTTCTTGCATTGCCTCTTGATCCGTGCCTTCATCAATCATGACATCTACTTCTTCTTCCATTGGTTGATTCTGTTCTGGTTCTACCATCGCAGTTACTGATTCTTTTTCTTGAGCTGGAACTATAGCTTCAATGTTTTCTTCTTCAATCATAATATTTTTGTTTTCCTATTTTTACCTATCTTTACTTTGGCTGTTACAAAGCAACCTTTTTTTGCTCCCAGTGGTCTTCCTGTAATTGGTTGTAAAGGCATTGCAAATTGTTTTCTTATTCCATATTGTGCTCTTCTTTTATCTACATTTAAACGTCCCATGATATCATACTGGTGATCTGGTGGGGCCTGTTTTTTTCCTGTAATAGAAGCTAAAGGATTTTCAGGGTCAACACCTGATACTTTTGATAACAGTTTTGTTCTAGCTGCTGCACGATATTGATCACGTAAAGGATTACTTTCTGTTGTTACACCTTTTCCGTCTGTGTTTTTAGTGTCTTCTGTTGTTGTTTTTTTGACTGATGTATCATTTACTTTATTTGCTTCTTCTTTTTTTAAAGGTGTTTTTTTTGCTTTGTCTACTCCTTCTTTTAAAGCTTCAGATATTTTATCACTTACTTCTTTAGAAAAAGTTTTATTTTTTAAAGATTCGCCTCTTTTTATTTCTTCTTCAATTAATGCTTTGGTGTATTCGTTCATTTCGTCCTCAATAATATTTATATTCTTTGGGCGGTAAATCTATATCATCTTTATAATCTGAATATAATTCAATAAAGTGTCCCTGTCTATATCTTAACACTGCTTGAGTGGTACTGTCTACATAGTCATCGTTGGCACCATGTGGAAAACTTGCACATTCATCTATCACATCTTCTGCAAATTTTTCACCATGTGGATACCATACCTGACCACTTTCAAATATAGGAGCACACGAATTTATTCTGGTAAATTTGTCATTACCTTTACTTGGTGTAAAAGGAACTACTGGTATACCCATCCTTCTAAACTCTTGCGTTAAAGGTTCTCCACTTGCTTTTTGTTCAATGACTATTGTTTCAGGTTCCCAGTATCGGTACGCATCTAACGCCACCGCTTTTAATTCTGGAAAATCATATTTACCACGGATCGCATCTAATAAAATCATATGTGGTGCGCCTCCTTCATCTGGAGAAAAAACACCCCAAGTTGTTATCGCAGAATAGTCTGCTGTTTCTTTTTTACTAAAAGCTGTGTCATAACTTTGTATGACATGTTGTAAATTAGGAATGCCATCTCGTTTCCATTCTTGCCACCACTCTCTTTTTAAAATAGCTCCTTCATCAGAAGTTGGCTCTTGCATATATTGTGCACTCCAGTTTCTGACAGGAATAGATGCTTTTACTTTTTCTAAATCATCTAGTTCCCAATACTCAGGCCATACTGGATTACCTGAAGGTAGTATTGCAGGGAAACTAATTTGTCTCCATTTATCTGCTTTAGGTTCCGTTTGAGCCTTTAGCAATCTTCCTGTTAAATCATCTTCCGCCCATCTGGTCATGACTAAAAGTATCGAGCCTCCAGGTTGTAATCTTTGTCTGGGTCCTGAAGTATACCATTCATAAGCACGCTCCATTGCCATATCTGACATGGCATCTTGTTCCGTGTGTGGATCGTCAATAATCAGTAAGTCCGCTCCACGACCCGTGATTGATGCACCAACTCCAGCAGCATAATACTCACCACCATGATTTGTTTCCCATCGTCCTTTTGCTTTAGAGTCTTCACGTAATTTTACATCCCCGAAAATTTGTTTGTATTCAGATGAATCTATAATGTTACGAACCTTACTTCCAAATCGAACCGCTAATTCTGTGTTATGGGACACTTGCATAATTTTCATTTTTGGATTCTTACCAATGATCCATGCTGGGAAGTACACCGATGCAAATTCTGACTTAGTATGTCTTGGAGGCATATTAATTATGAGCCTCCCTTTTTTATCTTTGGAAACACTAGTAAACTCGTCAGCTATAATTTGATGATGGCCCCACTTACTTTTTTCTTTTTCTTTTCTACAAATAAAATCAGGCCATATGTCTTGAACAAAATATAAAAAATTATCTTGGCACAGTTTTATGTGTTGAATGTGTAGTTTTTCTACCTGTAATCGTAGCTGTTCTGTAGTAAGCAAATCAGACTTCATACTTACTTATAACCTAACTAGAATAAAATCTCAATATTTGTATTTATATAACTTAGCCTTTAGTGCTGT